CACTATATCAAGGGACTTACTAAACCTCTGTTTCTTTCTATGAGATATAGCTCCGTCAATCGAGGAGGAGCTCAAAATCTAATATTAAAGGATGTCAATATTAGTGTAACACAATCTAATGTTGGAGCTTTGACAACGGATGTCGAGATACTCGGCTATGCTGGTATGCCTTCTCCCTTGAGAAATATACACAACATTATCATCACAGGCTCAATCACATCCACAGGATCAAATGTTGGTGGATTAGCAGGATTATACAAAACTAGAGGTAATATTACTCCTGGAACGATAAAACTGGATAAAATATATAATCAAGCATCCATTGCTGGTTCAACCCAAGTTGGTGGTTTAATCGGTCAAGCATTTCTTACATATAATGCTGCGTATAGCTTTGATGTAACCATGGAAAATTGTAAGAATACAGGAAGTGTTAGTGGAACTGGTGGAATTATTGGAGGTTTAATAGGATGGTTGAATCTAACAACTCTAATATCTGGAAGTACCATGAGATTACGAAAATGTATAGCTACGGGTAATGTTAGTGGAACAGACTATGTTGCTGGTCTTGTGGCATATGTTACAGGAGATGGATCTAAGCCCACCTATGTATATATCAATGATTGTGTTGTTTTGATGACCTCCATAACTCGAATAAGTGGTACTGGAACTCACTTTAGCAGAGGTATTGGATATGCGAGTATGGGATCAGGTGGAACTTATGTACTAGCTGATAACTACGCCTTAGATACTATGGAGTTTGTGACATGAGTACTACTTTCCCGAGTGAAGTCAAAACTACTTCTGGTAAAGACTTCGGGGATATAACAGAAGCTAATGCAAAGAAGCAAGCAAGCTACACAAACTTTACATTTGAAGCTGACTATTGGGATATTGATGAGGACTCTAGTTATCCTTATTTGAGCTTCTTTCCTGAGCCTACTTCTGTAGATACAGGGACATCGAGTAATATTACTGATGCATCATTCACTATAACAGGAAGCATAACAACGGAGGGTACTATAACAGAAAGAGGATTCGTATATGCAGAAACTGCAAATCCAACTACTTCTAATAATAAGTTGATTGTATCTGGCACTAGTGCAAGTTATCAAGGTACAATAACCAACCTCGAAAAAGACACACTATACTATACTAGAGCATATGCGATCATAGATTCTACAACGTACTATGGTGATGATGTAGAGGTTACCACCTTACTACCTAATGTTGAAACGGGAAGTGCATCTGCTGTTATAGATACAGCATTTACAATAAGTGGAAGTGTTACAACTGGTCATACTGTAACCGAAAGAGGTTTTGTGTATGGAACATCTCCAAATCCAGTTATTAGTGGTGACTACGTGACAGTATCAGGTACTACAGGTAATATGTCGGCACGCATAACGAATTTAAGTCTGGAGACCTTATACTATGTGCGAGCTTATGCAATAGTTGACCTTGATACATACTATGGTGATGATGTAGAAGTTACAACTCTCATTAGGCAAGGTACTTTACTTGAGATTCTTGAATACCAGTCGACAGAGGTAGCTGAAGTAGGTACTGATGCAAGCTCTATTATCATTACTGGACATGGATTAAATGCTGGTGACTTTATAGTAAATGCTACTATTCGAGATACTGGAGCAGAGCGAGGATCACGACTGGTGGGCTCTGTCGGCTTTGATGAGGATACGATACCACTTGAGAACTCCATGACTGGCCAAACAGATGGAGATGATATTAGACTCTACAAGTTTATAGACCGAACTCCCTTAGTGAAGGTGCGGAGCTTTAGAATGTTACGACGTAGTGCTGGAGCATCAGAAGCCTCATTTACACTAGTCACTACAGCGAGCTACCTACCACAGCCAGGACAGTATGTTAGGATTAATTGGAACCTCTCATCTAGTAGTTATAAGCAATTTCTAGGTGTCATATCTACTAGGCGAATACAAGCTAGTACAGAAGCAGGAGACGACACACTACTAGTGGAGTACACTTGCGTAGGTTTAAATCAGGTGCCTGCTCGTCGTACCATACGAATTTACTACGAGGCTGATGGTGCACTTACTTATGGAGATATCGTACAAGACATGGTGGACCAATACTTGTTCCAGGAAGGTATTCGTGCTAGTATTATCAATGATGGCGAGATTCTACAAGACGACTGGATTCAGGATGTAGTGAGTATCTCTGAGGTGCTGGACGAGTGTGCTTCCAAGAGTGGCTTCCAGTGGTTTATCGATAACGATGCACTGTTACACTTCTATGACGAACCAACCTCGGTAGATGACGCTGTTGAGAATATCGAAGATGGAGGAACCTTCACTGACTACAGGAATATAGTAGTTGAGGATTCAATCGATAACTATATTAACAAGCTATTTATTGCTGGAGGACGCGACACTCTATATGATAACGATATTATTATTGGATCAGAGGACTTTGACGAGTCTTTGGCCATGCAGGACATATGCGCTGGTACTGGTGTGTACGGTAATGTGCACAGAGATGCTGGTCTTGTTGAGTCAGACTATTTCGAAGCCGAGTCCGGAACCACCACAACTAACATTAAGATTACTGGGCATGCTCAGGAGGTCGGCTACATGATATGGAATGCTACTCGATCGGAGTATAGGCAGATCACTGCAGTGGTTGACGATGACAACTTCACAGTAGACGCCGTGACAGGTCAAACTGATGGTGATGACATAGCATTATTTGCACAAGCTAATAAGTTGATTGCTAATGAGTTTAAAGTTAGAGGTCAAATGCCTCGCACATTTTCATTTGAGACCAGAGAGCTACGTTTCGAACCTGCATCCAAACTATTAGTAGATCTAGCTTTATACGGCATCGATCAGGAGTATTACGTAATAGAAGATGTGGAGATAGTCGACAACGGAGGTACGTTAAACCATATGTTCTGTCGCGTAACTTGCAGACTACGTGATAACAATAAGTTTTCCATTAAAAGAATGCCAAACTATCTAAACTACTTTGGAGGGTTTTAATATGATAAACAGTAGAGTATCAAAGAGGTCAGGTTACGGAGTACACAGAGGAGCGACCAATCCTAAATTAACAGTTAATGATACGGCTCCTTTGAACCCAAAAAATAAAGATCTATGGCTGGACACATCGTCCAGCCCTGCGGTTCTGAAGTGGTACGATGCTAGTACCACCACTTGGACTACATAGGAGGTGTAGATTATTATGAATGCAGATGAGTGTCCACTTGAGCCGCGAGTTCGTGCCTTAGAGCAGAAGGAGGCTATTATGGGAGTAAAGATGGAACATATTATTGGAAGACTGGACAAGCTAGTTGACACCTTAACGAGATTTATATGGATTGTAGTAACAGCCACTGTTACAGTGGTAGGAAGTCTTTTTATACTGTGGATAAAAGGAGGAATATAATATGAGATGGTTACCTGTAAAAAGATACATCGCAACGATTGCAGTCACAGTGTTTATGATTCTTGCAGTGTATATCACCTTGTTAAAGGGTGAAATTCCGGAGCAAATGATACCAATAGTAAGTTTAATCGTTGGATACTATTTTGGTGCTGGAAAAACGTCTAAGGAGGAGTAAATATGAAGTGGTATATTAATCCAGGACACGGCGGTAGTGAGACGGGAGCGATTGGCTATGGCCTCGTAGAAAAGAATATCAACCTAGTTGTAGCGCTTGAGTTAGCGCGTATTCTAAAGGAGCACGGTCAGGAAGTACGATTATCAAGAACGAGTGATATCACAATGAGTCTCGCAGAAGTATGTAATGATGCCAACAACTGGAAAGCTGATAGGTTCATATCGGTGCATCATAATGCGTTTAATGGTGTAAAGGCTGGAACAGAGATTTACTATAGCATACATGGGGGCAAGGGTGCAGATCTAGCAGATGACATAGCTAAGGTGTTTGAGCAATATGGTAGACCCACTGCAAGAATACAGCGTAGAGGAATCAAAAACCCCTCAAGAGACTACTACTATGTCATAGCTAATACGAATATGCCTGCAATTATAACAGAGGCTGGCTATATCGATAGCAAGGACTATATCAACTTCGACACTACGGAGGAGCTTTATGAGCAAGCTAAGCAGATCGCTATTGGATGCTTAGATCATGTGGGAATTGCCTTTAATAGCGCTCCTAACACTACCGTAGTGACTGAGGAACACTGGGCACAGAAACACTATGATGCTCTCATTTCTAAGGGGATTATCATTCACGACAAGAGATTCGACGATAAGATTACACGTGGAGAGTTATTTGCTCTTCTAAATCAAATTCTAAAATAAAAGTTTTTCATACACAAATGACACACCCAAGTGGTGTGTCATCTTTTTTTTTTTTGCTATACTTACTTATAGACTGCGTTACTTACTTCCATGATAGCGTCATATCTGCTTAGTGTTAGTGTCATTAGTTCATTGTATATAGTGTATCCAATAGTTCCTACTATAGCGACCAATATTAGTATTGTTAACAATCCAACTGATCTCATCTCCAACACCCCCTCATATTATTATACTATAAATATAGAGTAAGGTCAACCTAGTGGGAGAAGATAGGTGTTCTTAAAGTGTGCGGTGTTAAGGAAGTACCACAAATGCAAATATGCATCCTTCACATGTCGGTTTCCTTTTGGGCAACCGTCTAGTTTACTGTAAGCCTTTATTGATGCTCCCTGACAGTATATGTTAGCATTCGTATGCGTTGCGGCTAGCTTTATTACTCCAATAACTTCACAGGGTACAAAGGTGCTCCATGCCTGAGCCTTACTCTTACCAGGATACAGTTTAAAAGTCTCGTACACGATAATGTCAGGTCGCTCATGTATTATCAAGTCGTAGATACTTAGAAGGTCCTTCTCACATAAACCCTTCACATAATCCATTCTAGTACCAATTGCACATATTATAATTCCTGTGGTACCACCAGGGTCAAAGGTCATTATTTTCATTGTTAAGTTCTCCTTTCTAAGAATCTATAATAACACATTTCTGTGCAGTTTGTGGTGTGATCACTACAATGGTTTTGTCCTTTCGTTCAATAGAGATCAATCCAGACTCTGTTATATCACAAATGGTGCCTTCCACCGTCCAGGGTATCTTCTCACTATTTAATACTTTGTACGACTCGTAGTGTACCAGATCACCTATAGCAAACCTCTTCTTCTTTGATACATACGGCTTTCTAACATAAGAGTACTGTTTTCTAGGTGCTGGAGGCCTGTCAGCTCTGGCGGCTTCTGCTCGCAATCTTTTGGCCTCCTTGGTGTGCTCTTTCGCTTCTTCGACTAACTGTTCAATTCCCTTGCCCGACTTCTTCTCCAGATATTGCGTAATTAGATCGTAATCGTATTGACCATCCTCTTTCTTCTTTCTACAGTAGATCAACTGACAGGGTATCCCTACGGTATTTGCTAGTGGTACAAACGTAGTCATACCAGCTTCCTCCAACAGCTCTTTTAATTTAGACATTATCAATCGACTCCTTTCTCAGTTTAGCTCTGTAATAGAGCTTCAATATCCTCATTCTTTTTGTTTAATACTTGCTCAACCCAGGTATCTATACTTCCTGAACATTGTATATCGTAAATAGTAACAGCATTCTTCTGCCCTATTCTATGGACTCTATCCTCAGCCTGTGCATTCATCGCAGGGCTCCACTCTCTATCTAAAAAAATGACCTTGTCAGCGGCTGTTAGTGTAATACCTTCTCCTGCCGCTCTAATGGTACCTAAGAATACTCTAATTTCTGGGTCATTCTGGAATGAGTCTACGATCTGCTGTCTATCCTTTGTATCTCCAGTAATGGACACACACTTAACTCCGGCCTTCTCTAGTGTTTTCTCGAACTGTTGAATCACTGTTTTGAACCTGCTAAATACTAAAAATTTGCTATCGCTACCATCGATGAGATCAAGTGCTACTTCAGCTTTAGGATTATCATTGATCTCAAATAGCTCTGGACTAGATGTCATTTGCTGTAACCTTAGCAACCTCGTCAGTGTGTTGGTGATGTTAACTTCCTTACCACTACTAAGTTCCAATAGAATTTCCTTCTCGAGAACTTCGTATGCCTTTCTTTGCTTTGAGCTCATGGCAATTTTGAGTACTTGGTGCTCTTTATCTGGTAGCTCTTTTAACACCTCGCTCTTCACATTCCTGATCATTACGTTACTGTTTATCTGATGAAGCATTTTCAATCTATCATTATTAGTGGTCAGTCCCACAATCTGTGCACCGAAGCCGTTGTCCTCTATCTCACAGAACTGGTATACAAACTTCCAGTAGCTATTGGTACTATAGAAGGGATTAACCCAATGCATAATGCTCCATAAATCGTTTGGTCTGTTCTGCACTGGTGTTCCCGTTAGAGCCATCTTGTGTGTGCTGTGTAAAGACTTCAAGCCTGCAGTTCTGCTCCTTGTTCTGTTCTTGATGCGGTGAGCTTCGTCTGCTACAATAACATCCCATTCGTAGGATTGCAGTGCAACAAGTACCTCATTGGTTTCTCCCATACTCGATTGCTTACTGCCTATAATGTCGTAGTTTATAATGTTAACGGTCGACATACCAACCTTGCATAGAGCTTCCTTCTTCTGCTTAGGAGTACCTTGTATCAGATTGATACTATTATTATCAATGTTAGTCCACTTCAGAAACTCGTTCTGCCAGTTATACATCAGAGTCTTAGGACATACTATTAGAATTTTCTTGCAGTTCATCATACTGATGGCAACAATAGCTTCGAACGTCTTACCTAACCCCATCTCATTAGCATTGATACTACTACCTAGTGAAATCATACGTACTATGTCTAAAATCTGGTAGTCTCTTGCATGTGGAAATCTCTCACGTACTTGGTTTGCTATGGAACTATCAATTTGCACTTCGTCGAGTGGTATTCCTAATGCTAATCTATGTACAGCGTTGTCGAGTCCTTTCCAGTGCTTCTCCGCAGGTATCCAACGAAATCCTAAGTTCTTAACGTAGTTTCTCTTCTGTATATCGTTGTAGGGTACCTCGATTGTTATGTAACCATCGTGTAGGGCTAGTGGTGATTTCTTAGTCTCGGTCTCTACGACTGTCATGTTAGGTACTTCAGGCTCTGGTATTATCAATGTGCCTAGTTGCTTTGCGTACTTAGGTAGTAACTTCTTAGCTATGTTGAGTTGCTTCTCTGATAGTGTTGCTCCTTTTAATATTTGAGTGGTGAATGAGGATAGAATAGGAGCATCAACTGCGTTAAATCCACTACCATTCTGTTCAATTGTACAATCAGTGCTCTTCTCTGATTCAGTTTGTCTTGCATACAAGAACTTTAGTACCTCACACACGTACTCATAGTTATCAAGTCGCATTATTTACACATCTCCTTCCACACTCTATGCACCCACGAATATGATACACCTAAACGCTTCGCAACTGCTGTTCTTGTATGTCCTTGGTTGAGTAGTTTCTTAATTTGGTGTTTTTTAGTATCGCCCTTCTGTGTAGTAGAGCTAGTTCCAAGCACATCTGCTAACTGCCACACATGACTGTATGTAAGTCCTACCCACTTCGCCACCTCCGCTACAGTCATGCCACTTTTGAGTAATGCTCTTGCTTCGTCACTCTTGCTCAACTTCTCTGAACTAGGAACTTCTGGTAACACTTGTACAGCCTCGAACTCTACGATCTGCACATTCTCTGGGGACTTCTCTGCATCTAGCAAGTCAATAAGTTGTAGTTTAGAGTACTTTGTATAGTTCTTTATTCCAGCCTTTGATGCCATCTTTCTTAATTCTTCTACCTTATAATCTGTGAACTTTGTCATAATTTTATCCTCCTTGGCTAATACATAAGTATATGTCTCTCTTATTATTATAATCCCATAAATACTGACAAAGCTCAACAGTCTATGACCCTAGCTATTTCGCTTGCTCGTCCTCATCAACATAGCGCAGGTGGGTCCAATACTCACCACCCTCGAAGCCATCTGAGAGGTCAATATTGTGTTTATGTATAAACGACTCACACCTATCACAAAATCTATAGTTGTAGAACTCGCCATCCCATACGCCACTGTAGCTCGTACAAGAGCTCCCCTTAGGTATCTCCTCACTGCAGAACAAGCACTTATGGATCTTTCTTGTCTTCATTATGTTCCTCACATTACAAAATTCCATCTCTTAATCATCCTCCTCACTACTATCCACACTTACTAAATCCACACTCTGGGCAGGTAAAGCAACCCCCAGCGAAGTTGCTAGTAGTATTACATGATGGACATACATGCGTCGTATTATTATCAATCTGCAAGGGAGTATCAACTCTAGGTGTAGGAATCTCACCTTGAATAGCTCTCGCCATAGCATCTGGACAGCTGGTGACTCCTAGATTCCTGTTGGTACAACTAGAGCATTTAATGCCCTTGAGCTGTTTGTAAATTTCCTCCTTAGGTACTCCCAACTGCAGACTTTTCGCAATAATACGCGTTAACGCCTCTGACTGGGATGGACATCCACCACCCTTACCAGTGTTGCTGAATACTTCAATTATATTACCTCTGTCGTCTTGATTTACAGTCACATATAGGTTTCCACAACCGGTAGCAAACCTTGGTGTGCAGCCGAAGACCACATCAGGACGCTCTCTTTTCTCAGCAACTACTTCAGTCGACGGTTGAGGTTTACTCTTGGCTGCGTCGCTAATCACCTGAGAGTTTCTCGAACCGTCTCTATACACGGTAAGACCCTTACAACCTAATTTATATGCGAGTAGTATACTATTTCTTACGTCATCGTGAGTAGCATGGCTGGGTAAGTTAATGGTCTTACTAACAGCATTATCGATATACTCCTGCCAAACGGCTTGTGTCCTCACATGCTCCTCAGGACTCACCTGTTGTGAGGTCACAAAGTACTCTGGCAGTGGGGTCGCACTAAGAAATAGCTGTGGCGCTAGTCCGTACTCAGAGGCGGTTTCAACTATTATTGGAGCAAACTCTTCGAACGTTTCGTCAATCCTCTGTATAGTGGACTTCCAACTGAAGTTTGGCTCTATCCCACTACTACACTCAGCTATTATGGATAGGGTTCCTGTAGGAGCTATCGTTGTAGTAGTCTTGTTATTATAAATAGCACCTGTCGAGTTAGCTTCTTGTTTAATAATCTGGGCCACGCGACGAGTAACCTCAAGTGCTTCACTGCTCCCATAACGCACTTTATTTTGTATCAAGAAGTCAGCATATCCCATTACTCCAAGACCTATCTTTCTATTCTTCATCACTGTCTTCTTTATTCGTTCCAGAGGATAGTCATTCAAGTCAATCAGCTGGTTCAGCATGGTGACTCCAATTCGAGTGACAGATGCTAGATCATATCCTTCCACTTTATCAATATTGGCTAGATTGATACTTCCTAGACAGCAAGCCTCATATGGTAGTAGAGGTTGCTCACCGCAGGGATTGGTGGCCTCTATTGGTGTTTTTATACCAGTTACTCGCCTGTGTGCCTGGTTTATAGTATCCAGGAATAGCACACCTGGTTCACCATTTAGCCATGCTTGCTCAACTATTTTATCAAACAGATAATTGTTTTTGTTTGACACATCACTAATACCATTTAAACTGCTCATAAAGTCATCACTAATACCTACAGACAGGTTGAAGTTATTAATTGCGTTTTCATTAGTTTTGCAGGTGATGAAGTCCAGTATATCTGGGTGGTCACAGTTCAATACAGCCATATTGGCACCACGTCTCACACCACCCTGTTTTACCTGCTCAGTAGCTACATCGAATATCTTCATAAATGATATAGGTCCCGAGGCCACTCCTCCATGCTTTCCAACTTTACTACCGCTGGGTCTTATGTTGGAGAAGTTAAAGCCTGTGCCTCCACCAGTTTTATGTATGTGAGCAGTGTCCTTTAGAGTTTGAAATATCTCATTCATATCATCTTCAACTGGGAGCACAAAACAAGCGAACAGCTGATTAGTTCCAGCAGGTCCTCCCGCATTAACTAAGCATGGACTGTTTGGGAGAAACAGCTTGTGTATTAACACATCGTAGAACTCTTGATACAAAATATCATCCCCTGCGGCTAAAAACGTAGCTACCCGCTTACACACGTCATCCCAGCTCTTCTCACCCTCTTTAAGTATGCGCTTTTCTAGCACCTTCTGAACTTGACTACTCACTATCAACCGCCTCCAATTCTCCCCATAATGGTCCTATTTCCGCATCAGCATTAAATGGAACCTTGCTATTCAACAGTTTGATCGGTGTGTTTCTGAGTATTGACACACCTAAATCTACCACAGCTTGTGCATTATCATTCGTCGTCTCTATAATAATCGAGTCGTGAACTGTGTTGACTATGTGACCCAGATCTCTCTCCTTTAACTGATCGTGTAGCTCTAGCAAACTAAGAAGTGTCAGGTCCGATGCCACACTCTGTATAGGAAAGTTTATTGCCTCATTCTGTACATGGTATATATTGTCATCCGTTATTACAAAGTGCCTTCTTCTACCAAATGGTGTTGTGCATGCCTCTCCACGTAGTGGTGCACGTCTCTTTGCTAGTATCCACTGCTTCAACACAGGCATTGGTTTAAACCAATCATCAATCATTTTTTGAGCATCCTTGACCGACATATCGAAGACCTCAGCAATACTAGAAGCTCCACGTCCATAAGCTATTCCAAAGTTGATTGTTTTCGCAAGTACTCTTTGGTCTTTAGTAAAGTCGGGTCCAAACATTTTCAATGATACAGCGTCATGCAAGTCTAACCCATCCTCATATACCTTCGTTAACCATGGATCACCACTAAGATGTGCTAGTACTCTCAACTCTGCCTGAGAGTAGTCCAGCTGTACTAGAATCTTACCCTCTGAAGCTCTAAATATGTTTTTGATACTCTTGTCTCTTGGTATATTATGTATGTTAGGACCGCTACTAGATAGTCGACCGGTTTCTGTGCCGTGTAGGTTAAAAGTACAATGCACTCGTGAATCAGGTCCTATCTCATCTTGCAACCCTATTACATATGTCTTTAGCTGTTTACTTAGCTTCCTAAACTGTAGTAGTTTATCAAGAAAGTCCTTTGTCTCGCCTTGTGCTTGGATCTTTAGCATCTGTAAAACAGGCTCGCTAGAGCTCGCCGTAGCAAAGCCCATCCTACCTAGGAGCCACACTAACTGTTTCGGCGAACTACAGCTCGCCTTACTAGGTATTTTCTTTGCTCCTGTATGCTCAACGTAAAGGGTAGGGTCCCAGTACTTATCAGCCACTTGCTGTATTTCCTCCATGAGATTATCAATCTTCACTTCTAGTAGGCTTTCTAAGCCAGCTACATAGTTCTTATCTGTATAAAATCCTCGTAGCTCGATCTCCTTGAACGTGTTCGAAGCCCTTACAAGTGTCGAGTATATAAACTCAGCTTCAGGTCGTCTCATTGTATTAAACAGATTGTACAGCCTAAATGTTGCTATCAAGTCTTTATGTAAGTAAGGTATTAACATTTCTGTGGGTATCATATCGTAGGTGAAGTCCTTCATTCTCACCTTTCGACTTCTACACCAGCCCTTGTGATACTCCTTCAACTCGTCTTCCCAAGCGGGTGCACCCAGATAAAGCTGTGCTAAATACTTTAGCGAGTGGGTACCCTTCTTCTCATTTACAAATGCGTAATGCATTAGCATAGTGTCATCATCTACTGTTAGATCAAGTCCTAGTGTAGACTTTAGTATCTTTGTATCAAACTTGCCATTATGTAGTATAAAGTTAAAATCATTACGATCGAATATGCACTGCAATTTTTCTACAACCTTCATATTGAGGTTCCGTAAGGACACAGCTCCGTGCACCTCCTCATAAAACCCCATAGCTAGCACGCTATTATCAAACAGCCCTAAATGAGCTGTCTCTATATCTATCACCACATTATGCCTTGCTTTAACATCCATCGTTTCTAGCTTCGCCAGGTACTCCATGATAGATGCATCGTCGTGTAGATCGGTTCCTTGCTCGTCCCAGTTAGTATAGTTTACAAGTGTTGATTTATTAGCTTGTATTGCTATATGACCTCTTATACGCTCTATAACACTATCTAGTTTGTTTAGATGATATCTCAACCACTTCATTGGCGGTAGATGAAGTATGCCATCTACCACCTGTAGCAACCTCTCGTTGTCCTGAGTTTCCCTAAAGTATAAAGGATTGCCCCCAAATTCTACAATCATAGCTTTGTACTCTTTCGATAAAATGTTACTCACATAATCCCCTACTTTCTTATTAGAGTTAAGAACTCAGTTCTTGCTGTTTCTGTTGGGTCCCTAAAGATGCCTCTTACTGCAGACGTGACAGTATCTGCACAGGGATTTTTTACTCCTCTCATTTTCATGCACATGTGCTCAGCCTCCACAACAACCATGACTCCCAGGGGGCTCAGATACTGTTGGATAGCTTCGGCTATTTGAGTAGTCATACGTTCTTGGATCTGTAGTCTTCTTGCAAAACACTCCACTAAACGTGCCAGTTTCGATAACCCTACGACTGAGCCGTTAGGTATGTACCCAATGTGCACTTTTCCAAAGAACGGTACCATGTGGTGCTCACAGTGGCTATAGAACTGTATATCACGCACTATAACCATCTCTTGATGTCCTTCTGCACTGAATGTTCTTGCAAGAATGCTCTTTGGGTCCTGGCTGTAGCCAGCGAATAACTCTTTGTACATGCGAGTCACTCTATCAGGAGTATCAAGTAGTCCCTCCCTATTTGGATCTTCACCAATGCTAGTTAGTATGTCCTTTACAGCTTTTTCAATCGACATGCGTTTCCTCCTCTATCTAACCTTCAGGTACTTATGTAGTTGAGTACTAAGGCGTATACGACCGTTAGAGTTCTTCACGAACTCCACAGCCATCTGTATGTTATCCGGTTTACAGCTCTCAGCTTGAACAAAAACTTTTTTGTTAGGATCAACTCGCACTAAATCGGCCTTGATGTAGTCAACGGACTGTGGTCCATCGATGATATACTTGATTTCTGAAGCTCTATCCAACTTTTCATTAGATACCTTGGCTCCTGTCTTAGGGCTAATAGTGAGCCACAGTGGTACTCCTAATGGTCGTACTAATGTGCCATTAGATTCAATGTGTATCCAAGCACCAACGTTGTGAAGCAGTTGTACGAGTGCTTCTATCTTCTGAGCATAAGGCTCTCCACCAGTGATACACACTCTCTCACACTTTTTCAAGAATGGTTCGATTTCTTTTAATATCTCGACTGAGGTCATCTCCTTGTAACCACAGCCCGCTAATGATTCTGGTGTGTCACACCAGGAGCATTTCAGATTACATCCAAATAACCTTATAAATATCATGGCTGAACCTGCGTATACTCCCTCTCCTTGTATGGAGTAAAATATCTCTACTACTTTGTATTTCATCATGCACCCCCTGTGTACTCTGCGTAGCTTGTAGGTGTTTCGTATAATCTCACCTTATATAGCGTAGGCAATTCCACTTTAAGCTCGTCATATAGACCTTTTGCCATATTCTCCGCAGTGGTTATGTAGTCGAGAAATACTACCCTTTTGCCAGCATCCTTTAATAGTGTTGCTATAGTACTCTCCAGACTACTAGATGTTCCTGTATCCGTTAGAAATGCGTGGTCGTACTGGTCCATCACCACCTTGTTCATTATCATTTTCAAGTCTTTAAAGTCCATTAGCATCCCTTCATCATTTAGTTTATCGGATTTTAATGTTACTATTAACTTGTAGGTGTGGCCGTGTATGTTATTGCAAAGCCCCTTATGTTTTGCCAGCATATGAGCACAGTCGAATGTGAACTCTTTAGAAACTGTATGCATTATTATCAATCTCCCTTCTAACTTACACTTTTTCTGCCTGCCTCAGCATGTCCAAGAACTGTGGTGTTGCTTTGTATCCGTGATTAGTCATCTTGACGAATCCTTCACCTACGAGGGTTGCAATCAACCTTCTCGATTCGTCGTGATCAATACCCAGTACCTCTTGTATTACGAAACTCTTGACTACAGTCGATTCGAACAGTATACGCATATTAGGAAATATCTTAAGCAGGTTTCTAATAGTAGCTCTTTTCTCATCCGTCACAACCCTTGTTTTGATATCCCTCTCACTATATACATCAAACTCAAACGACTTCTTACTGTAGCACATCTGTATCACACTCTTAGCCGCATCAACGTGATCTTTTGTTACTATTATATTACCTTTAACATCAGCATTGAACGACAATATTGCAATACTAATCGCTAATCTAGCTAATTTCTCATAACCATTCGTCTTCAGAAACAGTGGTAAGTAGCTACTATAACTCTCACTCAGTGTATCGCTGATGTCGACGATGTAGTCTCGTATATCGTTGTTGATGACAACCTGCTCTGGTTGTAGTTGCCAAGCATATATAACCAACTGGCGCCATAGATTTAGCTCCTCAGCATTCATTGGTGGCTTCTGGTTTGAGTATTGGTGTATATTATCAACGTCGACTAATGATGCTGTAGTTACAAGATCGAATCTTGCTAGGTCCTCCTGTACAGGTAGAAACTCCTTCACTGCATCAACTGCTTTCCAGTAATACTCCGTAACATTCTTACCCGACCTTGGGTTTGTGAGCCAAATTAATCGCGTTCTAGCTGTTGTGGTTTCCGATATAATTTTAGTAATACATATTATACCTTCCGAACGCATTTGTGACATCTCCTGCAAGTCCTCCACTGTTAGACCAGAAGCTTCATCAACAACTACCAGTCTTTTATCATTCAGTGGTACAACACCCCAGCTTAGTGACCAGTTGTCTCCTATCTTTTGAACTCCTCCTACGATACCAGTTTTGCGGGCATTCTCTCCTGACACATAAGTTCCCAAGCCTAGTGTGTTCTTAAAGTTCTTCACCAGTTTAGACTTACCTGTCCTCGTATCGCCGATTATCAATGTATCTAACCAACCCTTTACTAGTGTGTTATTCCAGTAGAAGCCTATTGAAGATGTATATGTAAGTAGAATTGCAATAAATAAATCTAGTCTTCCATACACCTCCAAGTGTGGTTTCCACTGCTCATAATAAGACTCTAAAAGCTCCATACAACTGGAGTACGCCGAAGCCTTGTTCGAGAACACTCTCAATTGATCTAGGTCCACGTTAATGTTGAGAGCACACTCCACAGCGTCCAAGATTATGTATATAATCTGTTGTGTCTTGGGATCTGTGGTTCGTATTGCTGTAAAGTTATAGGTCTTATTAGTCTCCAGTGGTGCATTATCAAACAGGAATACACCAACCTGGGTCTGGTTCCAGTAGTCGTCAGTGGACATCATGCTCACATCCTCTTGGAAGTTTATAATCTGAGCAATGACGAACTGTTCCACTACCATATCGGCTTTGTTGCATCCGATTTTCATTTTCAATAGTTTAGGCATCGCACTATCTGGCGACTTCATAAGTGATACCAAATCTCGACACTCAACCGCAAATTCGTACTCGACCTCTCTAAAAGCACAATCCTTTTTTTTGCATCCTACACCTTGACAGTTGATTTTGAGGCCCTTAGGTATTGTGTAGGTACAAAAGTGCTTGCCAGTGATCTTCATGTTTCGAAGCTCCATTGTAGTGTCTACCTTGTCAACCCCCAAGCTATCTCGCAGTTTGACATGCACAGTCTTCTCGTTGGATATGTCCTCCATCTTGGACAGTATATCATAATACCTCGACAACTCCTGCGGGTAGTCGGTAGTTGTCGAGTTATACTGTTCATAAAACTCTGCAAAGTCTTTTACAGGTAGTCTTACCAGTGTTATTGACTTTGCAATACTTTGAAGCAGGTTTTTGTACTTTGCCACGAGCGCCAAACCCGCGTCATCAGCATCTAACATTAGCAATACATTCTTATCTCTAAATTGCTGTATATAATCCATAGGTATATTAGTACCACCTGTAGAGGTTACTGCGTTTAAGCCTTGAGACTCTGCAACCAAGCAATCCTTCTCTCCCTCTACAAGGTATATATGATCATTAGTAAATGCATCCACAGGATAGTATCTGTTGTCGCCTAGTCCAACAACAATCTTACTACCTTCGCGCACAGTATGATTAGTAGTTTTAGCGGTGGTTGGTGTCCTCTTACTACCAGGTGGCATGTAGTAGCGTATGTTAACGCATAGTCCAGTTCTGGAGAACACGGGAATGGTGACTCGCGTCTTTGCTTTATCCCATCCCAATCTCCTCTTAGCAATGCATGAATCTACTATACCAATGTCATTCAACCACTTATGCACAGTTTCTTGCTGTTGTAGTTCCTTCTCGTAGCCTTCTAGTTCTTCATCGCTGGGGAAGGGTAAGGTTCCCTGCGATCGATAGAAGTCCACAGCATACTGAGCAATCTTCTCCGACACGTCATAGTACTTCTCAATAAATCGAACTGGACCTCCACCCTCTGTACACGCGAAACAGTACCATTGACCGGTGTTCCTATTTACGAGAAGAGAGGGAGTTTTGTCGTCGTGAAACGGACATTTACCCTTCATCTCATCAGCGTTAAACATTTTCAATTCCACTAAGTCTTCGTATAACTCAATAATCTCGTGCGACATAAACTCCCCCCTCCCATCATATAGGTACTCATTATATCAAGTCGTACTCTGCTGGTGCCTTTAGAAACTTTGATACTTTGTTTCTCTCAACCCCATTATATTCGTCGATACCCACACTAATCATTAATACTTTTCCGATGATGTCGTTTGTATCGATGCTTTCTTTACCTACTGCTTTTATTCCCACAGTTGTGAGGAACTGTTTAAATCTCCATAAACTCTTCTCTGTTAAGACGAAATTATCAAAAACTCTCCTACCATCGTCATCTCCTGCCACAACAGTGTACTCCATATTTAGCAAGTCGTTGCCACTTTGTGAAACTTTCTCTGTTACGTTTGTCACCTTTACAATATAATCCCCCTCTGGTAGCGGATCAAAACCCTTTACACTCGTGAAATCTAAATTTAACATACACACTTCCTCCTTATAATACACTAGTTAACGATCTTGGCTATTAGCTTTTCATAACTTGGGTCAATTATTATTGCATCACAGGGTATTCTACTCTTGGCCTGCCATTTTGCATGACCTTTCGTGGCTAATGCATACTTTCCATCCTGCGTCATAGTCATGTGACCAACCACATCGAAGTACTTACCTATCTCGGATGGGAGATCTTTACCTTTGAGTGATGGTAAGCCGTATATACCACCAGCTAGGTCATCCTTGATTATCATTTCATGGAATGTTGCTACAAATGTAATTGGTAAGTCTTTAAACGCTCTTATGGCTAGTCTGACTAGATCAATTACTTTGCCCCAATCTTGGATCTGAAGTCCCTGCAACTTCTTCATATCCCCAAAAGCAACTGTAGAATCACCTCCTGGTCGTATCTCTTCAATCATCTCAAACTGCATCTCCGACATCGTGTCGATAGCAATTGCTTCGAATGGTTTATCAATCTTTATTGGCTTACCACTGTTGTTTTTATTGAGGTAAGCAGTCCATTCAGCTGGGTCATTCTTCTTTGTTAGCTTGTATAGCATGTCGAGATCTGTAAAGTCTGTCATTCGCACTACCACCACGTTACTCGACATTTCTTGCGGTAAGTATCTAATGGTTCTGTGACCATCATCAACGTCAAGTAGTAGCGTGTATAGCTTCGATGACACTGATGCAATAAATCGAGTCTTACCAACTCCAGGTGATCCATATAACAGGATGTTCATGTTATCTTTCGAGTCCTGGGTTGTCATGTCAACAATTTGCACTAACTATCACCCCCCTTCGTACTTACGATATTCTTCAATACTGTTGCTGGTGCTTTGTATCCAAACTGTGTGCTTCTTACCACTCCCGCCTTGAGTAGCGCACATACTATTACGCATGCCTCTGTTTTATCTACACCTAGTATCGCTTCCACTTGGTACTGTCGAAAATAGCCGCTAGTAAGTATTATACTCAGATCTGGGTACTTTGTTAACAACGCTGTTACTCCGTTATCCATTTCGTCACCTCCTCTCTATCTAGTGATCGTCACTAGGATTATCATTCTTGAAGACCAGTCGTATCTCATGGAAGGTGGATACGAATGTGTTTACATCCTCCATTATAAACGCGTTTAATTTTAACATCTTCCAAAAAGGCCTGCTACAGCTATCAACCAAATATGTATCTCTCGAGTATTGTACCACCTCAGCACCGTCGAGTATACGAGCTAGATCGGTCATCATAGCGATAAGTCCACTGGCTTCTCGTTCAGGTGATCTGTGCTCCTAGTTGCCAGGTCATAGGTTGCCAATATGTCTTCGGTTACCGCTGATATGTCTCCATGACTTTTAATGTGCATACATAGTGGTTGGTAGTCGCACATAGCACAAGACATAGCGTTCGGACATGCCCTGAATGTCTTTCTCGAGACAGCTAGCTCCATCTGCTCAATAGTCTCGCTAATACCTTCCATGAAGTAGTCAAGTTCCTCTCTAGTAAACCTGCATAAAGTACGTTTCGACTCGAACTTTGTTTTTAACTTCTTTATCTCATTCAAATAGATACCGTCACAGCGCCCAAATGCTTTTTCAATTGCTAATGTGTACATCATAAGTTGCTCATCTAACTGGTTATACATATCTCCACGAAATGTCTTGCCTGTCTTATGCTCTACCCCATAAATAGCACCAGTAGTGTTATCTCGCACTACCATATCGATCGACCCTCTGACGGGTTCATCGAATCTATACTCCAGGTGTAATACTTCAAATTTCTCTAGATCATTTGGTAGGACCTGCTCCTCATAACCCTTGAGCAACATTATCAACATTGGTAGTTCTTCAGGTATAACTTCTTTAAACAACTCGTCACTTTCGTAGTTTATCGCTTTACCACTGTACATAGTGTGTAATCCAGCGTGAAAAGCTATGCCAAAAGCAAAAGCCTTTGGTGTTGTAATAGGTCGTAGATGCATCATATTCCTCGATGTGAAAGCCCACTTTCGTATACAGTTGCGAAAATCCTTTATTTCTGAGGTATCAACATCCATAACAGTTCTCCAATCTTTGACAGAATTTTATATACATTATCCTAACTATCTGCTCTCTTGATAGCAGAGGAAACATCTTTTTAGTTTGCTCGACCACATCGTATATAATACACTCTATTTGCATTCCCTTGGTGTTATTACACTCGATACGTAGTAGATACAGATCTGATAACTTAATGTGCTCCATTGCTATTGCTGTCTCCACTAAAGCTCTGAGATCTAGCTTTCTAAGTATTGTTATACATTGTGTACTCTTGGGGTTGTACTTGGCAGGTATTCGTAACTTTACGTACCTGTCATTAACCGCCACAGATGTACCTCCATCTCTTTATGTTGGTTGACAAGAGGTCCTCATCAAGCAACTCATCCTTGGCAAGGAAGTTGATTTCGGGATGTTCAGGTCTCTTTACTGTTGGAGCTATTACTAAGCCAGCCTTTGAGTACACATATGCCGCCGCACTATCACAACCTCTTATGTCATATAGTGATGCTATGTATCCAATCTCTACAGGATTATCACCACATCCAAGTATATGTATATCTACAGATCTCGTTGCCATATTCTTGATCAACTCCACAGCTCTTACTCTTGCGTTCATGTTCTGGGTAGCATTTAGTAGGAACTTGGAGACTCCAATGCTATCAACAAGTGGATTATCAATAAACTCCTTGGCACACCGAGCCCATAGATACAGGTTCTTGCCCTGAGGTACTGCCATTACTCGCACTGAATCGCCAAACCGTTTCTTAATTGCGTGCAGAGCTACCTGGTATTGAGCTAAGGTCTTGTCGGTATCCAGTAGTACATCCGGTAGCACAACCTCAGTAGGTTTAATAATGTCAATTTTATCTAGCAGGTCGTCGAGGCTCACTTGTGCGTTCTCAGCGGCTCCGTTGTCCATAAGTACAAACTTCCCTTCAGCAACCCGTTGCTGAAAGAACTTGGTATAATTGTTCTTGCCATCCACTAGATGGGCAAGACACATGAAGTAGTCGTTATTAGTAGTGTAGTCCAGAAGATGTTCGGGTACTATCGTAGCAACGTTCATATCACACACTCCTTTGGTCCTTAGAGACCTTTCAATATTATCCTCGAGCTAACTATAACAGCTAACCCTATGCCGAATCTTGTCTCCACTAGAATGGGATCTCCCACACTGTTAATGTAGTATAGATGTCACAACCTTTGGAGCGAGCGTCACCGTCCAACAGTTCCGCAATCGTCTTCAGTAGTCTAAACTCCTCTGTAGATAGATTTAAGCAGGTAGACATGTTGTCTGTTGATGTGTTGATCGAAAGTATTGCAACAACTCGTCTATAACTCACTAGTATCACCCTTTCTCCTTGCCTCTACATCATTCACATCTGGTCTTCTCTCCTCCATATGCATTGCGGTGAATAAGTTCCAAGCCGCCGCCGCTAGATGATCTTCACTGGTATCTCCGTCCAGATACATATTTATGTGTCGCTTAGCACTATCAAGACACCAACTGACAGGCATTCCCTTTTGCCAGTTATTATCGCCGTACTTCACAGCCCCATCCTCATATCTGCGTGCAAGCCTTCGCTCACCCACTGGTGAAATAAGATCGTAGCGACCTTTTCCTGTCGATGAATCTCTCCGAGCCCCTGTGGCATGCTCCCTCATACTGCCACTATCTGGTAATTGATTACTCATCTTCGTAAACCCCCTTCACAGTCCATAATCCAGCAAACTCTGCATTTGCGTTGCTATACGACCCTGTGTATGAAAGGCACCTGCCTGTTAATACACTAACTATATCCACAGCATCTATATAAGTTGTTTGCCAAAGTTGATATGCTTCTCCAAAAGTCATTTTTTTCAGTTCTCTTTTTGGCACTTCCACTTCCCATCCATGATCGTCTGCCACTGGACTTACACTCTTGAGGGTGTCAGACCACACTATAGCTCCCTTTAAATAAATCATGCAGAAATTACCTCCTATTCTTTTGTTCCATGCTCTTGCTTTTTTGTCCTTTTCCAATTCACACATTGCTTCTAATCTGGTCACTATTATAATCCCCCTCTACTGTGGTACACATACAACCCTAGCACCGTTCTCATCGTCTTCCATAACCGTTACTGTGATGTGTCTATTGGCTCCATATAACTCCTGCATCTTCCCTATCACGGCCTTAGCAATAACCTCACACGATCTACTTCCTAAATCAGTTACGGTGTCGACCTTTAGTAGCTTATTTAGCTCCTCCTTTACCATGAAGAACTCTAACTCTCTATCGTCGTGTTTAACAGCAATCTCCAGTGTAACGTGAAACATGTGTCTATGCTTTAGTTTGAGAAAGTCTACAGCATCGGGTGCCTCTGGGTAGAAGTGTAATCCGGCAAATTGTGTCTTTATCAATATGGTCGTCCTCAATATGGTCATTTTCATCTCACACCTCACTCTTCATACTAAGTATGCATCTATATATATATATATATAT